CGCTGATCCTTATTAAATGTATTTGACTTGCCCAAAGGATGTTTAATTGCATTTAAGTCTATGGCAGTACCGGATGCGTGATTGCTTAGTACCCGATCAGATGATCTAGTCATCCTAAAGGCGTATCCCCAATCATCTAATTGGCCTTCATCTATTGGCTCAACTGATTCATGAAATTCTTTACAAAAGTTTATTAACAAAGGCGCAACGGCTTTAGAACAGGCAATTTTAGTTTTAATACCAGGTATTACAAAAGATTGGATACCTATGGCTTGCCGATCCTCACCAGCCGGCCATCCATTTGGGCTAGTTAATTCTCTAATACTTGCCACTGTAAAGTTTCTTCATCCCATGTACAAATACCGTTTGGTTTTTGTTTTGGTGCTTGCCAATCAAAATTTTCATCTAATAACCAAGATGCATAAGGTTGTGGCGCAACAAAAACATCTGCAACTTCATCATACCGATAACCAACTCCAGCGTATTGTTTTCTTATTCTATTATTGTATGATGTGCGTTTGCAAATTTGTCCTCTAAAATTACTGTACCAAGTTTCAGTATCTAATCCTTCAATTAACTGAGATTCATCAATACCCGTAATTACTTCGGTAACAATATTATTTTCATCTATAAATGCGTAATGTGCCATTATGCCCAACTCACATTTCCTGTGCCGGCAGTAATTGTTGTAACCTTAAAACTGCCATCTGTTGCGGTTGATCCAGTTAATCCTGCACCAATAGTAATTGTATTAGTATTTGGGTATCTTAAAATTACAATTCCTGATCCACCATTACCGCCTGAATTTGCGCTGTCTGTTCCTGATGAACCGCCACCGCCGCCGCCTCGGTTTGCAGTACCAGCAGAACCACTTTGATATGGCGAATCTCCGTATCCACCATTACCGCCGCCCCCTGCGCCGCCTATTGGTGGGTGAGATGAAGCAACATAAGAACCTGCGCCACCGCCGCCGCCATAAGTAACTGATGATCCTGTAATTGATGTTGCAACGCCCGCGCCGCCATCACCAACATTGCTTTCAGTTGATGTTTGTCCAGTTCCTGAACCACCTGCTAATCCATTGTAACCTTTTGCCCCCGCGCCGCCGCCGCCGCCCCCGCGCTGTTGAGGTGAACCAGTTGATCCGCTACCACCCGCAAAACCTTGTCCACTTGTACCACTTGCGCCTGGTTGTGCGCTACTTGAATATCCTGCACCGCCACCGCCTGATCCAAAAGTACCTGTTGGCGCGGCTTGTTCATAATATGCACCGCCACCGCCGCCATAAGATGTGATTGAATTAAATACAGAACTTACTCCAGTTGCGCCATTGGCATAATAAGGAACGCCACCTGCGCCACCTGCGCCAACTGTTACTGTGTAATTTATTGATGGATTTAAAGTCAATGCTGTTTCTAAACTTCCACCACCGCCCGTTGCCGTAACTGTGCAACGCAATCCACCCGCACCCGCGCCGCCGCCGCGATAATTTCCACCGCCGCCGCCGCCACCACCAAGAACCAAATAATCAACTGTTATTGTTGCCGGTGCAGATGGTTGAGTTAAAATTCCTAAAATGTTCATTTATTATTCTGCAACCCTGCCAACTACATACCAACTATCTGTACTTACTTTTATACACGATACTGCACCAAAAGTTTTAGTAATTGTTGGATTAGTAGATACCGTGCCGGTTGATGCAATAGTTACGCCTGATCCTTGCACAATTGATACCGTGCCGGCTGAACCAATTTTAATAAAATTTACAACCGATCCAGTAGTCATGGCCACACTTGAATAAGGTGGAATAGTAATTGTAGTTGTGCCAGTGTTTGAATATGTAATAAGTTTATTATCTGCATCAGTTACAACTAAAGTATCTGATGTAGACGTTACTGCCCTAACGGTTAAATTGGCTACGCTGTTCATCTGAGCCGCCGTTAAAACCTGACCAACTGAAAATGTTGCCATTTATATTCTCCTAATAAGCCAAAAAATCTTCATTAAGTTTTCCATCAACAGTAGAGTCTAGCAAAAAACCCACGGCAAAAGGCTGAGCGCAACTGAAAATAACCATAAAAGATTTGGGTGTTATTTGATAAGTTAAACCGGCAATGACGGAATCCGTAACCACATTACCTGCCGGCAAGGTTTGGGTTACCTCTATTGGATCAAATATATCTAAGTTCAAGGCGGCTATAACCCGGCTAGGGTCATTTGAGCCGTAGGCATCAACAGTTAATGAGTTTAATTGGATATTAACGCCTTGTTCTTTTCTTGATGCAATTATCATTTGTGCTTGATTTAAAGCATCCGATTGAGTTTGCATGATGCCGCTTCTAACCCGACTATGCTGAAAATAATCATCAATACTTGCAGAATCAGATGCGGTCTGACCACTCAACCCATTTGGCGTTACAGTTACCTTGTTGATCATTTGATAATCTGAAATATCAAACTCCACTGCCTGATAGGTAATATCACCTGATCCCGGCACATCACTAAATTTAGTTACCGTGCCACCTTCTGCAACTATGATGTCGTTGCGTGATAAAAATTTGGCATACCCTCTTTGATCCATCCAAAAAGCCCCTAAATCTGTGCCTTCTACAATTTGGCAGGATGATAATAATGATCTTGATGAACCATCATCTGCCTGTACGGTAGTAGTTGCAGTAGTTGAAATATCACGCATACCAACCGGCCAATCTCCGGCATCTAACAAACTTGAAATTCTTTGTGCCGTAGTTTGCCCGGCTGTGCCACCGCTAACAGATGTAATAGTTGTAAGGTTTAATAATTGAAATCCATCTACACAGGCCAAAGTTACATAGGCTGGATCAAATCCGGTGGGGCTTTGATAATTCCATTCTTGTACATAAAAAGAACCCAGGTTATAGGTTGTGCCTAAGTATTCGGCTGTAAAGCGAATTTTACGCATTGGTTTTATTTTGCCATATAAACTTGATCCAGTATTAGCCGGATTAAATTGACCTGTTTGATCAACAAAAGTAATGCGTGCTGTACCACCTGTAAAAGAATCTGATGATCTGTTAAATGCACGGCGAATATAGCATTGAGTTACATAAGGCGTTATATCAACAATATCAGCCGCCGCAGTTCCCAAAACTGCTACATCAAGTGGGGTTGCAGGATCATCTAATATTAAGGCTGGATCAAAACTTGCGCCGTTACTAAAATCAATTTGTGCGCTAAATATTGCGGCTGGCATTATCTTCCTAAATTAGCCAGTTGAGTGACCGCACCTGATCGGTTCAAATTATACAAAGCATCTTGAATTACAGATTGTAATTGGCCTTCTGATATAACCGATCCTGCCACATTAACATTTACAGTTGTACCAAATCCACCCATTTTATCTAATGGTATTACCGCTTCTGATCCGGCTTCACCTATTAAAGCCATTGTGGGTGAACTTACAATGCCACCATCTGCCATTGCTAACATATCAGGTGGCAATACTCTTTTACCTCGGCTAGTCAGTTCACCTGTTGATGTAAATAGAGATGGCATTTCTCTAGGTAAATCACCTTCTTGAATTTTATTTGTTGTGTTTACTTTATCCTGTAAAGCCAAAATAGTTTTAGTAGCCTTTTCCATTTGGGCTATATTTTCAGCAAATGGATTTACATTAGGTGCTTGTGTTGCAATTTTTTGATTATTTACTTGTTTCATCAATGCTAGCATTTTTTCTAATTCTGCATTGCCTTTAAATAATAATTGTAAGTATATTAAAACCTCAGTGTTAGTCATTCCCCATTTTTTAGCCAACATCTCAATTTCTACGGTTGTGATTTGACCATCTTCAATTACCTTTAATACATCTGCATATCTTTGTGCTTCATTGATTGCCGCTTCTGTACCTTCAGCCAATTTTTGCAAAATCTTTACACGCGCCTCATCTTCTAAAGATAATTTTCGGCTTAGTGCAACTTGAAGGTTAATACGATCAAGATCAAACATTGATTGTAAATCAGCCTTCTTTTTATCAAAAGCCGCCTGTGCAGATTTCTCTTTTGTCAATTGTTTTTCTCTAGCCAAAATATCTTTTTGTATTTTTGCTAACAATTGATCTGTGGTTAATTGTTTTTTTCCATACATTCTTTGTTGTTCTAAAGCATCAATTGTAATTTGAGATAAGCCTATGTATCCGCGTTCTTGCATAGTACGCTTTTCTCTTAATTTGATACCTTCTTCTTCAATTTTTTGCAACGCATTACCACTATAAGTTAAATCACCTGTCAAACCTTGAACTGCTACTTTTAGAAAATCAAAATAAGCACCTAATCCCTTGTTTTCAAATGTTGCGGCACTACCAACAAATATATCCGAAAATTGTGTGGCAACTTTTTCTAACTTATATCCAAAAATATCTAAACTATCTGATCCAGTAGCAATAATTGATGCGGCTGTTATAAATCCTTGCCCTAAAGTTTCTGTGGCTTCTCCGGCACTAATTGAAAATGATTTTAATTGGCCTTCAAATGTTTTTGTTTGCGCTTCTGCCGATCCTGAATATTTATCTAAACTTTTAATAACTTCTGTAAAACCAGCCGCTTTTGCTTCTGCGGCGGTATAACCAATACCTAATGCGCCAATAGATTTGTAATTACCAATAGCGGCTTTATTTATGGCATCTAAAACCGTACTTAGATCAAAACCTGTGCCGGCTGATGTGTCTAATGCTTTTGTTAATAAATATTGTGAAGATTCAACATCACCTGTTTGTGCTACAAGTTGCCTAAAAGCCGGTACTAATTCTTCTTCGGTAACATTTGTGGCGCGTTGTAAATCTGCTATAAAACTTTTAATTTCGGGCAATTGAAATTGTTGGCCAATACTGGCCAAAGTTAATTGCAATTGTTTATCTAATTTTTCTTGTGCCAAAGCCGCATCAATTGATTTTTTAGCAAATATGGCCAATCCTGCCGCCGCCGCAACACCACCGGCTTTAGCAAAAGATTTTAATCTAAAAGCCCCCGTTGCAACTGTTTTATCAAAACCTTTTAATTCTTTTGTGGCGCGCTCTAAACCTTTTTTATCAAATTTAGTTAGAAAGTTAATTGCAACATATTGACTTAATGCCATTTTAACCCCTAAATTCTTTACCTAGATATTTTTTAAGTACACCGTATAGATTAGCATTTACCTGTTCACCTAATTGATATGATGCCCGATAAATCAATCTTTTTTCTTTATATGCGCTAGAATTTGCAGTACCTTGTAATTTGCCAATAAAAGATTCACTTGCATTTCTGTTACGGCTTACACGCCTTGTTCTACTCTTTGATCTTGATGTGCCAAAACCTGCCAATTCATAAATTATACCTGGTACAGATTTATTTACTATGGCTAAAGCGGTTACTGAAAATGTTGTGCCTTTAACTCTTTGTACTTTGGTTTTAGCACTACTTAATTTAATGCCGGCTACTACTTCTGATTGCGACCATTTCCAACGGCTATTTTTATTTTCCCCAATAGTTCTACCCCTGTGAACATTGTCATTAGCCCATCCCCATGCAGGTGGGTATGATGGTTCAACATCACGCCATCCTGGAAACGGTGAATATGGCACAAAACTCTTAGCCAATTTTGCAACCGGCTTTACCGCTTTGTTTAATTCTTTTCTAAATTCTTTTTGTAAGTCAGCATCCATTTTTTTCATTTTGTCCATTACAGCATCTAGGTTTTCAACATAAATTGCCTTTAATGATCTATCGGGTGCTAACATTATTTACGCCTAACTGTTGCCTTCTTATTATTAAAATGCCGTTCTTGCAAGATGGCTTTAATGGCTGAGTAAATCGCTGGATCAACTTCTAATAAATCTTTAGGGCTGATTCCTGTGGCCACCGACACGGTAGCGACTTCATAAATTGAGCCGTGTCGGTCTATCCATTTTTTGAATCATACAATAAATCAATATCTGAATATTGATTGATGTACTCATCACCAAAGGCTAAATCTGTTTTTCCGGCATCTTTTTCTAATCGCCAGGCAAACCACCACAAATCACTTTCCATTTGTAGTTCGCCTAATCTCTTACGCCAACCTGTTTTAAATTCGGCTTCAAAAGCCACCTTTACAGATGGCGTAAGATCATAGGTAATTTTCTTACCGTCTTTTTTAACAATCTCAATCTTGTGCATTGTCCCACCCTTTCATTATTACGCGCTTGTTGATTTTGTTAATGCAGTTACGGGAAGCGATACGCTGACAGAACTTACTGCATCCACAGCACCGTTAATTGGTGTCCAAGATGAAATTAAGCATGACATTGTATAACTAGGATTTGTAGATGTTACTGTACCTGATACCGGAATTAACTTGATATTCAGTTTTGAACCTAGTGCATCCTCAAACAATGAGTTCACAGATGCAGAAGCAAAATCATTGTACAGTTCAAGATTGAGTGTTGGGCGTTCAATCCCGCCTATCATGTTATTTATCGTATCGTTCATGGCAGTGATTTCTACCTGATCAATTTCTCTTGCAAGGCTGACGGTGCTGACAAAACTAGTGATAGTAGTTGTACCAACAATCACGGCAACTTTATTACCCATAAATATGGCCATATTTTTCCTCTCTTACTAACCTATCAATTCAACCGAATATTGATAACTTAGGTAGTCAATATTAGCGGATGTAATTGTTCCAGGGCTTGCAGACACAACCCTGAGTGTTTGTACAGCACCGCTTAATGTTTTATCAGCCTCAATTGCGGTTTTAATTGAAGTTGAACCGGATGATGCAAGTAGCCCATCCAATCTTGATTGTCCATCTTTTTCACTCATTCTACCAACTACAACAATTACCTGACATGTTGCAGAATCAAATCCTCTGTTTAATGTAAAATCATAATTCATGCTTAATTGGCCAACTATTGCAAAAGCATTGTTAGTTGGAATATTGGTTGAATCAGGTACATAATCAAAAACGCGCATACCGGTAATTGTGCTTAGGGCAGTTTTTAAATTAGTCCTAACGGTGCTAGGAATCATGCAATAACTTCTTTTTTGTACGCTCTCACCATTGCGGTTACATCTCTACCAATTGGTGACATTCTTACAACGCCTAAATCGCCTAATCCTAATATGCCACCTGGGGCATCTTTACGCTTGTATAAATCGGCAGTTAATATTAAACAGGCCATATTTAGATCATCCGGTACTGCCGGCCAACCCCATTTTGCAGTTACTTGTACGCCTGGGCGTAATCCATTTGATGTAATGCCTGGAAATATTGGCCATGATTCAGTATTAGATACCATTGTTAATTGTGTAAAAGGCCTGTTTAAAGATTGTGAAGTTAATGGGTCTAAAATAAAATCTGTGTTCAATGTTAATGTTTTAGAATATGTGCCGTTACCATCTTCATCTGTTTTTACAATTAAACCTGATGTACTGCCAATATCATCTACAAAAACAAAAATATTAGAGTAAGCACGGTAAAGCCGTGCTGATGCGGTGGCATCTAAATAAAATCTGCGGTTAGCAATCCGATCAATTGACCTAGATGCTGATTCAACTAAATTTTCTAAAAGATCATTATCAGTATTGTCTGAAATAGACATATAACCTTTGATCTCGGCCAATGTTGCATATCCATTTGTTATAGCCATGATTGGTATCCAAATCCTGTATCGCCCTGGGACATTAGACAAACTCCATTCTTTAAATACCAATCATAGTTAGAATCCAGGCCACTGGAAGGGTAGCGGCCTGGAAACTTATTTGCTTAGAAGGTTGGTGCGGCTAAGCCTGTACCGTTGATCTGAGCAATTGCGCCTGGGTAACGAAGCGATGTAAAGGCTGACATACCAAACATAACAATGTTGATTGCAACCTTGCCATTTGGCTCTTCAAACTTAACATAAGTAGGTGAACCGGCTTCTTCCCAAAGATGACACTCATTAAGATCAACCACAAAGATTGTATCTTGATTTGTGCCTGCACCAATATTTGTTGCAACATTTGCATCAGTAATAATTGGCAATCCAAGGATTGAATAACCGCTATTGCCGTATTGTGGTGTGCCATTGCCTGTGCCAATTGCGTTCATTGGGTTATAGGCATTTGGTACTACAAGTGGGCGATTTGAACCATCTACTCCAGCCAATAGGAAACCTAGACGGCGTGGATGCATAATGATTGCATTTGGATTAGCATAAATTGTAGATTGAATCTGTTGGATTGAATCTGCAATCTTTGGATACAAGCCTGCAACTGTACCTGTGGTCGCTGTGTAAGTTACCAAGATTCCTGTTGTCATGCCCTTTAGACCTAATGGTTGCCCATTTGATCCTGATCCATTTAGAAGCGCATCATCAAGTTTTGTGTGATAAGCGCGTAACAAGTCTGCTAATACAATGTTTTCAATGTTGTATCCGCGTAGTAATGCTTGCTTTGAGATGCTGTTTTGTCCAGCAATTGTGTTCACATTTACTGTGAGTGTTGTGTCATCAGGATCAGTGCTTACTGCGGCAGTGTTCTCTGATGTTTGATATTGAGCATTTGTGCCAGTTGTGATACGACTTATGACTACTGACATGCCCTGTGTAGGTAGTGGATGCTTGCGTGCGGCATCAGCAAACGGCCTACCGGCGCGTGCTAATGGTGCATAAAGATCAACTAAATATTGTGGTACAACAAGGCCTGCGAAGTTACCTGAATCAGATGCTCGCTTCTCAACTGCCATTTCTTTTTGGTGGCGTTGAATACGCTCTGATGCTTCATAATCATTAGCAAATTGTGCTTTTAGTGCATCACCTAAGAATTTATCTGCGGTGCGCTCTGAGTAAGTTAGTTCTTCGCGTGTAACGGTAAAGCCACCTGCGCGTACTTCCTTTTTTGGCTCAACATTCGCATCAACCTTAGCGGCCAAATCTGCGGCCTTTTGGTTGCGAATTTCAATATCTGACATCTGCTCAATTCTTTCATCTAACTTTTTGATTTCCAAGTTAAGGGCTTCAACATTAGCCAACTCAACTTCTGATAGATCGCGTGCTTCTTCTGCGGCACGATCTAAAGTTGATTGAATTAGAGATGTCTTTGTTTCGCGCTTCTCTCTTAGAGAAGTAAGAAATGTATTTGACATAGTTCTCCTATTAGTAGTTTTTGTAGTGAGAAGGTGTGACGCGCCAATAATCGGGGTCAGGTGTTCTACGACTTGAAATAATTATATCTCTTTTTTTAATTCTTTTAGTATTTCCAAGGCCGTGTTAAATCTTGTTTTTTCTTCAACCACATCATTGACTTCATTTCGGTTTTGACCATATTCTGAAATGTTGATTGCGGTTAATTGATCATCAGCCTGAGCCTGAGTTTTATGGCAACCCATTACCTCATTAGTAGCAATTTTTACAACTGCATAGCCTTCACAATCGGGATGATTACTTACTACGCTGTATGGCATCTAATATTTTCCTTGCCTCATCTAATCTAGGGGTTAATTGTGGTTGGCCTTCACGCATACCAGTAATGCTTGCCATTTCGCCATAAGCACCAAAAGTAACAAGTGATACTTCTGCTAAATGTGCCTTTAGCCTTTCCATTACACCATCAGGTCTTTTCTTGTTCTTGATTGGCATAAATCCAACACTCAATTGATCCAATGCACCATCTTGCACTAATGCTAATGCTTCATCACCGGCGCGTGTTTTTGATATTTTAAATTCAGCATAAAGGCCATTATCTGTTTCCTTTAATAATGTGGCACGGCCTAATACATTATTTTCGCCATGACCCCTAAGAAGTTTAACGCGGTGTGGTGCTTTAATAACTTCTGAAAAAACACCTTTTCTAAAAACTTCAACCATGGTGCTAGTTATGCGTTGTTCTATGTTATACGGCACGGCAATACCAAAAATGGTACGGCCATCACTATTGGCACGCAACTCTAAATTTACTGAGTAATTTCTGTTTTCCATTTTTTCAGGAAGCATAGTTATTATCCTCTACTGTATCTTCAACATCATCTTGCATTGATGTTTCTGCCTCATTGTTCATATCTTCTTCGTGATCCATAGGATCAAGGTTTTCATAATCTCTTACTTCATCAACAGTTAAGAATCCATTAGATAATGCAACCGCATAAGCATCATATCTACTTGCAGTGTCAGTTTTTAATAATGATTCATATTCAAATGCGGCTACCTGACCGCGAACAAGTAAATCAGAAAATGCCGCTTCTATTCTTTCGGCTATTGGTTGTATTGACCACTTAACCAATTGTAAGTTTTCTTGTTCAACATTTGAGTAAGTACGGCTTGAATTAGGTGAACCTAAAAAGTAGGGCGGCAACCCTAGGATGTTGGCCGCCTCTGTTAATCCGGCTGTTTGTGCCTCAACTAATTGAGATTCAGCCGCATTGCTACTTAACACTTCAAAGTCAGTTGATGAGTTCATAACTACTGGTGATCTGTTGCGTGATGAATACATTGCCATCCATGCGTTCTTTAATGCATCCGCTTCTTCTTGCGTTAAATCAGGATTAGCAGATTTAATAACGGCGGTAGGATTTACGCCACCATCAAAGTATCTTGCCGCATATTCATTAATTGCAATCTCTTTACCTAATGCTTGTTTTGCAACGGCAAGAATACCTTTACCAACTAAATCACCTGGCATAGTAAAATTCTTGATGTGCATAATTTCTGATTGATCGTATGATTTATCATCAATCTTGTAAATGATTCGGCCATTCTCTTTTGCTACTTGCACGCGGTCAGGTGACACCGGGTAAATTGAATCAGGTAATCCATTAACACCTGGTTCGCCTAATACCGCAATGTAATTACCGTGAACAATTAAAGCGGCGGCCATTGCGCTAATTGTTTCCATTCTAGTTTCGTTAGGTACTGGCCGCATCAGTATTTGTGGGGTTGGTACTACCTTGCGTTTGTTGCGATAAGCACAAAGCGGTAGCGCACCAATTGCATCACTAATTAAAGTTATGCCGCGATAAATCGCCGGTATGCCTAATGCAGTGTTTTGATCTACATAAGTACCAGCCCAATTACCTTCAAAGAATCTACCAACGCGACCCAAAGAATCAATGTAACCTGATGATGTATAAACCATTGATGGTTGGATTTGTCTTTTAAGTAATCGGCCTAGCATTATTTACCTCTGTTTTCCAAAGCAATACCAAATAAAACTAAAAACACACCTGATAATATTACAGCCACAACTGGGTTAAATGTTGCGACACCTGCAACTGTTACTAAAGAACCTATAACTTGTAAAACTGATGGTATGTATTTCATTAGTATATTTTACTCCTTGCCACTGGTAAATCTTCAATTTTGGTTACCACTCCATACCGTGCCAGTGTAGCGGCAACAAGTGGTGTTATGTTTGTTGTGCTTTGGCGATTCCATGCCCAGGAATCACCCAGTGGCCGTTTAGTTGAACCCAGGATTGCAGTTTTTAGATTTGGGTCATCTAAATGGCTTATAGTTTTTGCTTGTACTGCATCATAAAAAGAACCACATGCCCTAGCGTAATCACGCAAGTGAATAGACATTACGCCAATGTTTTGTTTTTCCAGTTCAACTATAAGTGATGCCGCAGGTGATCCAGTATCTATAACTACCATGGTGTTGTGTCTTTTACATAGTTCAACTAATCGCGGCAAAACCCATGATGTGCCTTCTTTACATTCTATTAACTCAATAGGCGTAAAATCTCTTACTAACCCGGATACTGCTATTGAAGCGCGATCACGCTCACGCGATATATCAACTCCAAATACAACTTGATTGCCAACAGTTATATCTGTTCTAGCCAATGAATCCCATAATTCAGTATTGATGACTTGTACGGCATCCCTAGATGGCCACACATTCAACCATTCCTTTGTAAATATTTCAGGGCTATTAGTTGCCGCCGCTTCTTTAACTGCATCTAGCAAAACACCTCTTTCCTCATGCAATGAAGGTATTGCCTGATACCACACATCTTGATCTAAATAATCAAAGTCATCTAAGGATGGACACCATTCAAACCATGCAAGCCTATTTTGCGGTTCGGCAATTTCTCTATGACCAATCTCTCGGTAATGCTCTAATAACTCAGATTGTCCAGGGCGACCAGCATTAGAAAGAATCCATAGTTGGCCATTGCGCTTAGTTGCCAGGGTTGGTTGTAAGTTTGCAATAAGTGATAGCGGATGGGTTAATGCTTCATCAATAACCATTAGGTTCAAACTCAAACCGCGTGCGCCTTTGTCATTAGGTGTAACAATTCCATAAGTTGAGCCATTACGCATGTATATTTTCTCACTGCCATTAACCCTAGACACCCTAGCAATGCGCTTTGAAAATTTAGGCGATAATTGAAAACTTAATAAATGTTCTTCCCATTTACCTTTAGCCATATTGCGATCCTGGGCAGTATAGGCAACATGTCTTTTAGGTTGTAGCAATTCATAAGCAATACGCGTTTCAATCAATTTTGACTTTCCATTTTGCCTGCCTACCTGGGCGCACACAGTACGGTATTTATATGATCCGGCTTTGTCTATTTCTAAACCTACATCTGCAACCTTGCGTTGCCAATCAAAAAGTTCAAAGCCTAACAAGCGTGCTACCTGGGCTAATTTGTCACCTTCTGTTTCATGCGTTTCATCTCTTAGTGATGCCCATCTAGGCGTACATAAGGTTTTATTCAAACAAATCATCCTCATCAGGTAATGCACATGAATCCCATATTTCGCGCAACTCTTTAGATATGGATGGGATTGTGTGACCACCTTTACCGGATTCTTCAATACGATCCCAAGCGCGTGCAAGGCCTAACAGCATCTCACGCTTAACCGTATCAATATCTGTACGGCCAGTAATTGCTTTAACCATAGCGGTTGTGTGTCTGCCTAACTTTTTCTTAGGCTTACCACTCGCGACTATTTTTAATTGCCTTGCGTTTTGCGTTTCCATATTTTGCACCCCTTGAATAGTTGCAACTAGCACATGCCGGCCTTAGACTGCCAACCCACAATTCAGGTGATGGGAAGGAATCAATAGGTGGCTCATGATCAAGCGTAGTAGCAATGGTCTTTTTACAGTAAAAACAAATCGGTTTTTGAGCCAAAACAATTTCTCTAATTTTTTTATAATTCGCATTGTATTTTCTACTATTTATAGTTTTCATAAAAAATTTAGTTTTTTTCCAAACTTTTTTGTACTCGCCGGGGAGAGAGAAAAGCCGAACAGATCGGAAGAGCA